GTGTCGGCGGGGCCCCCGGGAAAAAATTGGTCACCATTGTCGCGACGATTTGACTAGGACTTTGATGTTTCGATTGTTGTTGCATCTTGAGCACGAGGCGCGGAGGTTTTCTTCTTCGTACCATGCTCCTCCCATTGAGACGGGCAAGATGTGATCGACTTCGGTTGCTTGTTGGGTGCATCCTTGGGTCCTGATTTGGCATGAGTAGCCGTCGCGTTCTAGAACTTTTTTTCGTATGGTTCTCCATGGTCCGGAGTACTGAGGTTTCCTAGCCATGGGCAGACCATAGGCGACATGCGCGATCCCTGTGTTTTTGTACCTTGGGGACTTTTGATTTGCATAGGTGGGCAAGTGTTCGCATACAACCGGATCGCACAACGCCCCATCCGAACGGACCCACGGGCCAGACGTACTCTTTCTTCTTGTTTGTCCATCCTAGGAAGGCGATTCGGTCGGCTACGTTGACAACTTGGGCGGCGGTGAGGGAGTTGAGGTTGCGCTTTCCTGACCATCTGTGCGCGGTGCCTCGGTTGATTCCGAGCGGTGAGGTGTAGGAGAGGGTTCCGTATGGCTTGCCTAGTTTTGTGTTGGTTTCGCATTTGGCGACGTCGTCGTAGTACTGATCCGGGAGGAGTCCTTTGTATTTGGCTCGGCTCATGTCTAGGGATGTGTGTGCGCTGACGGGTGCGGCGTTCATGACGAGTAGTGCGGTGATGCTAATGACAAGCGCCAGACGACCGCGTTGGAGCCGGTGTCGGTCTTTCGTTTGTATGGTGTCGATACGACGTGTCCTAGGTCGACAAGTTCTTGTCGTCGTTTGGCGGCTGACGATCGTAGGATGCCGGTCTCGACGCTGAGTTCGTAGTCGGTTGCGTCGCCTAGTTTGTTGAGGGCTTCCCATACTCGTCTCCTTTGTGAAGGGCCGCGACGCGATGCGTTACTTGCGGCCTCGTGTGAGGTATGTGGGTCGTTGGTTCTTACGAGCCTAGTCGCCGGGGTGATGGTGTCGATGGGCAGGGGGTCAAATAGTGATGGTTGAAGGCTCATTCGGCGTCTCCGTTGGGGTTGAGGACGAAGGCTAGGGATAGGCGGAGGTTGACAACTGCTAGGTCGTAGGGTCCTCCGGATGTCTTGTTGATCTTGTTCTCGGCGTCTATGTGTCGAAGCATCCGGGCGGCGGCTTTGACGACGTCTTGGTAGGCGTGGACTAGGGCTTGAGCCTTTTCTAGGTCGGCTTGTGCTCGATAGAGTTCGTTGAGGACGTGTTGTTCGGTCATAGGGTTTCTTCTTTCTCGTTGTATTCGTTGAATCCTTGGCGGCGTAGGTCGCCTTCCATTTGTCGGATGAGTGCGATGGCGTCGCGGATGGTTTCTTTTGGGTGGTTGGATGCGTCGGCCAGAATGTCTAGGAGTTCGTTCTTGATTTTCTTGGGATCGTGGATCATGACGTTCCGAATCCGAAGCAATCGGGGCAGACGACGAGGGTTTGTAGTTCGTTGTCCCAAATGTGGGAGCGTCCTTCTTCGTCTGTGTTTTCGAAGCCTGTCCGGAACTTGCCGAGACATTCTTGGCATGTTCTCACCGGTGGCGGAGCGTCTTTCTTTCTTTGTTTCATACTGTCTCTGTTTAGTGCGTCACCGGTGGCCATACCCGTATCCCCAACCTTGGGGCTACCCTTCGTCACGGGTGATGAGGTGTGAAGGGTGTAGATATTGCTTGACGGGTCGCCGGCTGGAGTTGTCCGGTGTTCCACGGTGAGCGCGTTGATCTCGACGAGTTCGTCCTTGGCTCGGTCTACGGTGGCCGTTGAGGTGTGCATGATTTCGGCGATAGTTCTCCTTGATGGCCATGCTTTGCCGTTGGCGTTGGCGAAGCGGTTGAGGACCGCGTAGAGCCTGACGGCATTTGATGAGATGTCCGAGTGGACTACCCATTCGGGGATTATGGCGAAGTATTCGCTCGATCTAACTTCGGTCATTATCTGCCTCCCGGTCGTAGAAGTGGTGGCATCCGTCGAGGACTGTTGGTTCCGGGTCGAATGGGAGCGGGTTGAGGCCGTCTCGAATGAGTGGTGTACGGATCACGAGTTCGATGATGAGGGTGATTTTGGTGTCACATATCGCACATCGGACGGTCTGGAGTCTTGGATAGTCGTTCATCATGATTGGTCTTTTTTTCTTGCCCATTCGGCAAGGAGAGACATGAAGAAGGTCGGGACGACAATGATTCCGGTGAAGAGTAGAACGACGGTCATGAGGTTGTCTGGGGTCATGATTCCTCCCGGGCTTGTTGTTCTTCTTTGAGTTGCTGGATCAGTATGTTTGCGGTCCCTTTGCTGATCTGGTCGAGCCTTGTCGGTGGAATTTTGCCTAGAGCGCGTGAGATGGCTTTGATTGCGTTTTGTTGGGCAACGGTGGCCAATGGATGTTCTCCGCCTTCTGGGACGCTTACAGACGCTCTAGGTGGGACGCTGGAGGGGTGTGGGTCGCGTTCTGCTCGTCTTGCCGCTACTTCGTCAAGTGATGCGATTTTCTTGGTGTCGGCGGCGAGTGAGGCGACGATGGCTCGGCCCCACGCGCTCGACTCGGCGTTTTGGATTTCGGATCCGGCGGTGTACGGCGTTTTTCCCGGGAAGGTTTCCCATGCGGTTCCGATTCCGGGGCGGGAATCGTCTGGGGTTCGGTATGCGGCCGCGACGTAGACGACGAAGGTTTTGTCGCCAATGGTGACGATTTCGTAGGGCTTTGTTAGGTCGGCGGGTTGTAGTGAGCCTTCCGGATGTTTGTCTCGGAATGCTCGGATGCGTTCGGCTACGTCGACGTAGTCGGCCATCCGGTCGGAATAATCGGCCATGGTGTTCTCGTTTCTGTCGGCTTGGACCCCGACATATAGGACGGTACAGAAGTCGAGATCGTAAGTCAAGTATCACAGAAGCCCGCGCCATGAAGGGTTGACGCGGGCTTCTCATATCGGCATCTAGACGAGAATGACTAGGTTCCGGGCTATGTCAACGGCCGCGTCTGTCCAAGTTGCGGTCGTTGGTGATTGGTTCAAGATTTAGGGATTGCCTTAGGGGCTGGCGGGTTGTCGCCGCACACATACTGCCAATGCCACGCCTCAAACTCCGGCGATTTTGGGTCTGAGCCTTGAAGGTAGAAGCCATAGGTCGGAGCGTTAGCGCACATCCAATCGAAGCATTTTCCGCCCATGGATACAAGTGCGCCGTCTTTTTCGTAGCCTAGGTCGATTGCCAGACCGTAGCCGTGATTTGATGTTCCCGGAGTTCCGCTAGGTGATTTGCCTTTTTTGAGATACCACACTTTGTCTTGATATTTCCGGGTGATTTGCGGGTTGCGTCCTGAGTCTTTGAGTGCGTAACGATCGACGAACATGGCCAACTGTCTATCGAAGGGTCGGTAGTCGCCTACATTGCGCAACTTGAATCCGGCAAGTAGGCAGTCGGCGTACAGTTGATTGAAGGCTTTGGCCGCTCCTGTCCACATTTCTCCGCCTGTCTTGACTTTCTTGAGCATTGCCGGCGTGAGGTTTCCGTTGCCAAGTTTGGCAACTTCGGCCGGCAGGACCATTTTTTTGTATGGGTAGACTTTTGGAGCGGTCACTTTTTGCCGCCGATTGCGGTGTCGAGTTCTTCTTTTGTAAGGACGCCATCTTCGTAGTAGGCGCGTAGGACGCGCTCGAGCACTTGGGCGGCGGCCATGAATCCGGCCATGCCGGCGGCTTTGCCTAGGTCTACGCCGAGGATTGCTCCTCCGGCTAGTGCTGAGAGTGCTGATGTGCCGAATACTGCCGCGATGCGGGCGATGACTGTGGTGGGTTTCATTCTTTGTCTTTCAAGATTAGTGCTAGGAGACATTGTATTAGAACGGCGACCCCGGAAATGAGTAGGGCTTGGGATTGTACGACGCCCGACATGGATACGAGGGCGATTCCGGTTCCGGCCCATGTCCATAGGTTCTCTTGTATGAATCTCACTAGTTCGTCTTTCTGATTGGGCTCGGTAGTGCGACGAGTAGACCGGTGGTGATGATAATGATACGCCTTGAGGAGATTGGGACGCGGGAGCCGATTGGGACATAGGTGTCGGTTGCTCCGCCGAACACGTTGATCTCTTCTTCGAAGGCTTCACGGACTTCGGTGGGTGCGTTTTGGACGGCGTTGACTATTTGTTGGCCTTGGTCGGCCGTGAGGTTTGATTCGGTGATTGCCTCAAAGATTGCGGCGGCGGTGTCGCCGGTGACGTTCTCGAGGACGTCGGGTGATGTGGCGAGGAGTTCGGCTTCGGCGGTGTTGATTCCGGCCGAGATTATGTCGTCGATTTTGTTTTGAATTTCGGCGGGTGGGAGTGAGGCGACTTCGGTGATGAGTTCTAGGACTTGCGGGTTGATTGTTTCCGTCTTTGCAACTGTGGCCTCGGGTATTGTTGTCGTCGATGTGGATGCTTGAGTGGTCGTCGTTGATGTTGTGGGTTGTGTTGTGCTGGATGTGCTGGAAGTATTGGAAAGCGGGACAGTAGTGGACGTGGATGTCGTTGTGGTTTGTGGTGCCTGAGTTGAGGTTGTTGACGTTGATGTGGTTGAGGTTGTGGTGGTCTCCACGGGGGCGACTGTCGTGGTTGTGGTGGTCGATGTGGTGGTTGAGGTCGTTGTGGTCGAGGTGGAGGTCGTCGAAGTTGTGGCGACGGCTTGACTCGTGAACGCTTCATCCGGGACCATTTCCCATCCTTGATCGTTGATGTTCCACGCGAGCATGAAACATGTCCCGCCGCCGTTCTCATAGAACCAAGCGTCTAGCGGTAGAGATACGGCTTCGAGGTTGAGATAGCCGGATTCGGTCGCCGAACATCCTTTGTCGTCCCACGTTCCGAACTCGTCTAGACCGATTTTGATGGTCCCGCCGTCATCGGCCGCGAGCCAGAATTGAATGGTGTCGTGCGCGGGGATTGTGATGAATCCTTGATAGTGGATCATGAACATGTCATCGGGGCATTGTTGGAAGGGTTCGCCTTCATAGTTGCGGTTGATGTTGTTTTCGGTTTCGGTGCCGCACGTCGGATATGTGTCGTCCGATTTGACGGGGGGGATGGCGTCGATGATGTAGCCGGTGGCTTGAAGGCCTGAGTCTGACGCGCTGGCGGGATGTGCGGCGGTGAGGGCGAATAGGACTCCTACAAGGGGTAGGAGCCGGCGAATCATTCTTTAGTTATCCATTCGGTCGCCGTGTTGCCTTTTGCTACCCAATCTAGGTAGGTCTGATAATCGGTGTTTTGCTCGTCCATTGGAATGAAAGACACTGACGTTTCATCATGTACGAAAATGATTGTTTGTTTATTGTGAACGTAATACATCTACAACTCTGAACTCGCGGTGTAGATGTAGTCGGTCGGGTTGACTCCCGTACCGTTGTAGCCGTATCGCATTGAGTACAACGTCGGATAGACAACGATGGACGAATTACCGCCGCCGGCAAATGTTGTCGTCACACTTGGAGCAGTTCTCATGGATATTGGGAGGCCTTCTTTAGCAAGATTGCCGAGGGTGTGCGACACGGTTAGGACGGAGTTTTGACCGATAAAGTAACGCTGGCATAGGGCTAGTTCGTCTCCTCGTTGTTGATACTCGAAGGGTGAGAATACTGTTCCGGCTTCAAGTTGTACGGTGCCTAGCGTTTTGGTGCCGCCTGATGCGGTGAACTCGACAACTACATTGGCGGATCCGTCTAGTGACACGGTGATTGGGCTCGCCGCGTATGCCGGTGGTGTGCCGCCGGAGTTGTAGACGCGCCCGGTAGCGGTTCCGGAGAATGAAAGAATGTAGGTCCCGGCTGGCATGTTTTCGCGTTCGATGATTTGTTGAAGAACGCCAGAGGATGAGATTGTGACGGTAGTTGATTGTGATCCGGCGGTGAACGTGAGAGCGGTGTTTGTGAATCCTGATTTCCAACGGTCGAATCCGTAGGAGCCGGAAGCGAGGTTGGTTCCCGACGTGTAGCCGCGTTGGTTGATGACGAACGCTCCGTTGATGATCCGATTTTGGTAGCCGCGAACAAATAGTGAGTTTGCGTCTGAGGATGTGACGAGTTCACCGACGGCAAATTGTCCGTTTGTGGGCATGTCAGGCTCCTATCTTGTCTAGACGTGCCGTGAGCGCGTCGAGTTGTGTTTGTTGGCTTTGACATACCTTTAGGAGTGCCACGGCGATTTTGTCGTAGGCGATGGCGTTCGGTTGGCCGTCGGTGCCTCGGAAGATGAGTTCTTCAAAGCCGAGGTCGGCTAGTTCTTCGGCTATGAGACCTACTTCGATTGGCCGGTCCGCGCCTTCTTCTAGATGATCTTCTCGATACTGAAAGGTGATTGGGTTGAGTTTGAGAATGTCGGCGGCTTCATAGGGGAGATTTGTAATGTTTTCTTTGAAACGTCGTGACGAGGTTGAGGTTCCAAGTGTGCCGCCGGAACTTACGAGAACGGCGCGACCGGATACGGCTTGAGAGTAGATGGTTGTGGCGTTGACAACTCGGCCGGTGTCGTCGCCGATTTGAGTATATGTGCCGTCGTTGTAGAACTGTCGGAGGGTTGTGTTGTTGGTTCGAAAACGTCCGGCGAGAATGTCGGCCGATGTTGGTCCTCGTAGTGGAATTGTGTCGTTTAGTTCGGCGTATGACTCAAAATAGCCGCCTAATGTGCTTGAGTCGCTGGCGCTTGTTGCCGTTGATGCGCTGGTTGCGGTTGCGGCGTTGCCGGAGATTGAGATGGCGTAGGTTCCGGCGGCAAGTTCGGCGGTGCCGATGCTTCCGTCTTGAATGTTTGAGCCTGTGATGGTTCCTGTGGCGATATCTGTGCCGGTGATTGTTCCGTCTGTAATGTTTGAACTTGTAATAGTGCCGGCGGCAATGTCCGATCCGACGATAGTGGCGGCGATGATGTTGGCAGATGAAACAGAGTCGGCGGCCATTTTGGCGTTCGTGATTTGAGCGTCTGTGATGCCGGCGGTGATGACCGGGTAGATCTGTTTCCATCCGCTGAGGGTGGCATCGGTGTTGACTTGTAGAACGTTTGTGTCTTTGAGGTAGACGTACATTCCTTCTCTAACGATTGAGACGTTGAGGGCGGCGTCTCGTGCGGCGGCGTTGGCAAATCTCATGACCGCTTGAGATGAGCAGAAGTCGGTGAGATCTGCCGCGTCTAGAACTGTTGCGGCGACGAACGCCTTGTATCCTTCTGCCATTTGGTCCTCCTAGAAGCCGTACCGGTTGGAGTCTAGTAGAGACAAAGGTTGCAAAGTTGGAGAGACCGCGGCGTCTCCGTAGACGAGTGATTGTTCGGCGGCGTCAATTAGGTCGAATTCGAGAAGGTGGGACGCTGGCGAGATTCTGTGTTTGATGCCTGAGATGTTCATGTACTTTGAGATGAGTTGTCCGCCGGGTGGCGTGAATTTGATAAGGACTAGGTCGTCAATGTCGAGGGCGGCGACTAGTCCTTGGTTTGATCCGGTTTGTGCGGCCATGTCTATTGCTACAACACGGGGCCGGAATACGGGTTGGGAGAATGTGTTGGCGTAGTACTGAGAAAAGGAGAGGGCGACGGTGTCGGTTGACATGAGCAGGCCTTCTTCGTTGTAGGCAAAGATTCCGTATGACGTTTGTGAAGTGAGGTTGTCGGTGACTTGGGTGGTGCCCCCGGTGCGGGTGATTGACGCGCGGTTGTAGAGAAGTTCTGATCCGTATTCGACGCCAATACTTCGGGGGGTGATGCTTGTCCCGTCGTCGGTGATGATGATGGCTCCGGTATAGGTGGGGTTGTACCGGCGGGATCGGAATGTGAGGAAGCCTTCTTTGGACACGAAGAGGGAGCCGGGTTCGGATGATTCGATTTCTTGAAGGTATGTGAGGGCGTTTTGGCCGACGGTCACGGTTGTTGATTGGAGAGTTGTGACTCCGGTTTGTATGTCTCGACGTGCCGGGTCAAAAGCAACCTCGGGCGTGTCCAAGACGGCTGAGAGCATTGTGGAGGAAAGCGCGGAGGAGAATGTTGTGGTGGCGAGTGTGCGGTTTGCTAATTGGCTGAACGCGTCGGCCGCTTGTACGGTCGCGGTTGCTCGTTTGTCTAGTGGGTAGTCAAGGTCCCAATCTTGGACAACTCCGAAGAATTGAAGGTCGGTCCCGACGGTGACGCGCATACGACGACCCGGGATGATTTGCCCGGCGTAGGGGTATTGTGTCGATGGTGGTCCGGGAATTGTCGGGTCGAACTCTGCCAACTCGTTATCGAGTACGACGGTGCATGTGCCGGCGTTGTATCTGCCGAGGGCTTGGTTCTTGCCTCGAGTGATTGACGTTGAATAGGCGCGGTTCGTGACGTCGACGAACACAACTCCGCCGAGTTTGTACGTCGTGCCGTTGAGGACGCCTTTGACGGCGTCGTTGAGTGTGAAGTTGAGCAGAGTCGAGGAGGTGTTGAACTCGATTTCGACGATCGCCGGCGCGATAGTTGACATTTAGGCCGCCTGAAATACGGGTCCGGCGGTCCGTTCGTATTGTTTGATGGCGTCGACTACTTGACGGCCAATTTCCCGAGGGTCTCCGACGCCCGTTTGTACCGTGATCGAGTAGTTCTTTCCCATGTTGCCGAGACGGTTGAGGGGAATGACGGCCTCGGGTCCTTTTTCGCCGATCATGGCGAGGGTTGCGCCGCCGGTGACGATGCCTCCGTTGGCAAGTCGGGGGATGTCTGGGATGTTGATGTTTGGCACGAGTAGACCTAGTGGTCCGAGGGCTAGGTTGGCAATCTTATCTAGAGCAAAGTTCACGCTATCTATGATTCCGTTGCCTAATGATTTGCCGAGTGACAAGCCGAGATCTAGGAATTTGCCGCCGAGTTTTGCGGCGAGTTCTGGGATGAGTTTGACGATCTCGATGACCATGAAGCCGAGTCCTTTGATGACTTCGGGTGCTATTTGGAAAGCCCATCCGGTTAGTGCGGCGGCGAGTTTGATGGCGGTTTCGACAAGTGTGGGAACTACAACGGTCAGGATGTAGAAAGTCATCGAGGCTAGGAATTTGCCAAGGTTCTTGAGAAGGTCGGGGATTCTTGGTTCTATCCAATCGACTAGCGCGGATCCGACTTGGATGAGTTTGTCTCGTAGCGCCGGGAACGCGACTTCGATGAGGTACCTTCCGGCTTCGGCGATGAAGTCACCGAGGGCCTTGAGCATTGGCATTATCCGAGGACCTATCCATGCCACTAGTGCGGATCCAACCTCGTTGAGAGCGTCGGTGATGGCCGGGAGGGCGACGGTCTGGAGATAGGTGACGGCGTTGTCAAAGGCTCCGCCTATGGCGTTTGAGACGCCGTCTTTTTTGATTGTGGCACCGAAGCCGCCAACGAAGTCGGAGAACGCTTTGAACGCTGGAAGTATTTTGTCGCTGATGATGTCAACGAGGACCGTGAACGCTGGAACCAAGGCCGCGCCGATCTCGGTTTTGACGTTGGCGAATTCTGCTCGGAGGATTTTTTGTTTGTTGGCAAGAGAGTCGGATGTTCTTTCGAAGTCTCCTTGTGCGGCCGTGGTTTGTTCAAAGATGGCGGCTTGTGCGGCGAGGACTTTTTGTTGTGGTGTGAGGGCGTCTTTTGTTGTTTTGACGATGCCGAGTTCGAGAGCCTTTTGGCGGAGGGTGGCGTCGTCGAGGAGGACTCCGAACTTGCGGAGAGGTTCGGCTTCGCCTCTCAGGGCGGATCCGATTGCGTCGATTGCTTGTTCTGGGGTGGTGTTGTTGAACGAGGCTAGGTCGCCGGCGAGGGTGACGAATTCGGTGGAGAATCCGGAGAGTTCTTTGCCGGTTAGTCCGGCAGATTTGCCGAATGTGGCGAACGTGGCGGCTCCGTCGAGGGCGGCTTGTTTTGTGAGGCCTAATGAGCGGGCGGCGCTACCGGCGAACTTTTCTATCTCTTTTGCGTTGTCTCCGAAGAGGACTCCTACTTTTGAGAGTGTTTCACCTAGGTCGGCGGCGTCTTGGATGGCTGAGTATGCGAGGGCTCCGGCTCCGGCGATTGCGGCGGCGGATGCTAGGGCTACTTTTTCGATGCCTCCGAAGGATTTTTTGAAGAGGTCGTCGGTCTCGTCTAATGACTTGCGAAGTGGGGCCGAGTTGCCCGAGATGACGATGTTGATCGCTTTAGCCATGGCGGGATTCTACTCTAGGTCGTTCTTCTTGATGATCTCGTCGATGCGTTGTTCGTAGAGTCTTGACACTTCGCCGCGTCTACCGTCGAGAACGTCGTAGATGAATGGGTTGGGCGCGATGTTGCGGGCTGGCCAACCAAAGTGAATAGGGCCGGCGTAGGGAAGAGATGCGGATCCGAGGCGGACGCGTCCTTGTCGTTGTAGTGGTGCTGATTTGATGCTTGCTAGTAACGCGCCAGATTCCACGGGTACTAGTGGGGTGGCGGCGTCGACGATGATTTGTCCGGCTTGACGGTGTGTTTCTTTCATTTCGTCGCGGGATTCTTTTGATACGTTTCGGAGCGCCTTTTGAACTTGGCGTAATCCGTCGATCTCTATTTTGCCTCCACGGTCACCGAGAACTCCGGAACGATAATCGGCGGCGGCTTGCTTTTGATACTTGTTGAGCGCCATTCGCTTATCTCTTTTGGTTTTGTTCTTGAAGGACGTCGATGAGGTTGTTCAACGTGTCAACATCTTCCTCGAGGAGCGCCTTCGGTGAGATACCGGTGGCGATTGCTAGTTGGCAGATGTAGCGGTTGAACTCTCTGGGGTTTCTTTTGGGTCGTCTGCCAACTCGATCATCGGGATGGAGGCGAGGGATTGGATGAACGCTTCACGCCATGCGGCGACCGGGAGGCCGGCTTGGCGTTCGGCTAGGAATGCTAGGAGGTTCATGTTCCCGGCGTCCATGTCTGAGATGTTTTGGATTGTCTTGAACCATGATGATCCGGACATTTTTTCCCATTGGTCGATAATCCACGGAGTCACGGGAAAGGTCCCGGTCGTTCCGTCGATGTGCGTGACGGCGATTTTCGTGTTTGGGATCATGCGTTATGCGCTCGCGATTGCGAGAGAGCCTCCGGTGAATACTGCTTGGCTTGTGGCAATCGAGCCCAAGGATCCGTCGATACTGTTGAACGACTCAAGATAGGCATTACTTACCGTGTAAGCCCTGTTCGTTGCTGATGTAGCGCCCGATTGCGGCTTGAGGATGAGTGTGGTCCGTGTTCCGACAAGTGCCTCGAGGGTTGCCGTTGTGTTGGTGGCGGCTTGGTCGAGTTGTACTTCGAGGGTGACGGTCAGGTTGACGAGACCGGCGGCAAACACTCGGCCGGTGTCGGCCTGTGTTGTGATGTCCTGAGATTCTTTTGAGTTTTGTAACACGGCGGAGACTATGTGGTCATTCATGACCACGCTATTCACCGTCACTTGTGTCATTGGGATATATTGGGCCATGAGTTACTCCTTAGGCTCTGAGACGGTCTTGGTGACTGTCTTGGGTGATTCTAGATGACCGCTCGAGATTAGCGCGTCAATGTTGACGCCCGCTTCTAGTAGTTGGGTATCTGAGATTTTGTCGCCGGGTTCGCCGAGCGCGATTGAAGAGATGATCTTGTAGTCCATTGGGTTCTGCTTTCTATCCGTAGATTTCGATTTCGTATTGGTAGGCGAAGAATGTGACGCCAGATACTTCGATTGTAATCGGTGCGGCGCGAACGACGCGGAGAGTTGAGACCGCTCCGCCGAGTGTGGAGTTGGTGGTGAGGGCCGCTTTGATGCTTCCCGCTCCGGATCCGGCTAGATACCCGTCGAGTTTGTCTTGTGCTCCTCGTTCGTTCATGCGAGACACGATGATGATGACGTCAACTTGGGCGAGGTCTAGGCCTCGGTTTTGTGCTTCGTCGAATATGAGGGTTAGGTTGCCAACTACGGCGCATGGTGTAGGGACTTGGTCCGGGACATAGTCAAAGACACGACCAACGACCGGAGCGATTGCGGTTTTGAGGCCGGCTCGTACCGTGGAAACGATCACGCGAAGAACTCTCGGCGGTATGCGCGGACGATTGCTTGAATGTCTCGACCTAGTGGGGACATGCGGATTGCGCCAAGTTCTGAGAGTCCGAGGACGCCTCCGATTGAGTCTTTGCGCTTGTAGTAGTCGGCTGAGAGGATGAGGGTTGCTTGTTCGATGTCGTTGGGTACGGCGGGCCATCCCCATTTTGCGGTGACTTCGACTTGTGGGCGGTAGTTGACCGGCAGAGATAGAGCAGTTCCGCCGACGATGGTGAGGTAGTTGATCGGGCGGCCTTTTGTGAGGGCGTTGGTCGGTTCGGCAATATAGTCCGTGTTGATTGTGAGGGTGGTTTGGTAGACGCCGGAAGAGTTCGGATCTGTTTTGAGAATGAGACCGGTGAGGCTTGAGATGTCGTCGGTGATAACGCGCATATTCCCGACGGGTCGGAAAGTTCTAGCGGTTGCGGTTGTTTCGGCGTAGAAATGGCGGTTAGCGATTTGGTCAATGGACCGGGATGATGCCTCGATGATGTCCTCAAGCATTGTGTCCTCGACGGCGTCGTCAATTTTGAGATAGGCCTTCAACGTGGCGAGAGTGGTGTAGCCGTCTGTGATCGCCATCTAGGGCTTCTTCCTCTTCGTGGGTGTCTTTGCCTCGGGCTTAGTCTTTGACGCCGTTGAGGGCTTCTGGACGCTTGTGGCGGGTGGTGTGGGGGTACTCCCCGACTTAGACGGCACATCCACGGCGGGCAAAATGACCGTCGGGCGTCCAAGTCGGAGGAGTTCTTGTTGGACTTGCCTCGCCCGATCTGTTAGTCCGCGCCGGATGTAGCCGGCGAGTTCTGTTTCTAAGGCTTGGAGTAGTGCTTCATTTTTCATGATGCCATCCTAAGACTTGGCCGATGTGCTCGACCAAGTTCTAGGCGGGTGATGTCTAGTAGTTGGCGACAATCATTCCGGTGCCGGTGATTGCCGAGAACGCGGCGGGGTACTTGCCGGCGGTGTATGCCGAGAAGCCGAACACGACCGTCCGGATTGCAATGTTGCCGTCTGGTTGTTCAAAGCGCACGAATAGCGGTGTACCTGAGTTGTCCTCGAAGATGTAGGACTCGTCGAAGTTGCCGACAATGACGGCGGTCTCGTTTGTTCCTGCTCCGAGGTTTGTTGGCATGTTCGCATCCAAGACAACCGGGATTCCGAGAATCTGGAATCCACCAAGGTCGTAGCCGGGGCGTTGGAATGATCCGGCGGCGTTCATTGGGTTTCCGAGGTTGCTTGTGAACTGTGGACGGTTTGAGCCGTCGAGCGCACGAAGGAGCACCGAAGCGAATGTCGGGTGCATCACGATATGAGTCGCTGATCCGTAGAAGTTTGAGGAGATCTGAGTGATCGCGTCAACCAACTTGGGGAAGAATTCGGCATAGGTCGGAGATGCGTCGGTGTATGTGACCGCGTTGATTCCTGAGGTGTTCAAGATTCCACGGTGTTCGCCAGATGATCCGGAGCCGTTCAATGCGAGGCCGTCAACTTTTGTCTGGTATGAACGGACCGCGTCGCCGAGGAGTTGGGTTTCGATGCCTGTTCCACGGAGGACCGCTTGCTTTGAGAGGTCAAACATTGAGGCGACGGTGTTCACGTTGATTGTGAGAAGTGTGTCGTCTGGGCTTGATTCTGTTGGCGCTGAGTTCTCTGAGGCCTGTACATACGAGGTGATTCCTGTGGTCAGGCGGCCGATATTCAGGGTCATACCGTTTGCTGGTAGGGCCGAGTTGACGGAGATGTCAAGAGTTGGGCGACCGGCGCGGCGGAGACCGGCAAATGAATCGACGAGATATTGAGGTACGACGAGACCGGCGAAATTGCTTGTCCCTGAATCGCGTGTCTCAAGTGTTTCGCGCTGGTAGCGGCCAATTCGCTCGCGGGCTTCGTATGATCCACCGAATTCGGCGGCCATTGCGTCGGCGAGGAAGTTGTTGCTCGAGCGTTCGTGATAGGTGGCTTCTTCGCTGATGACGCGGGCCGGTGCGGCTGAACGTGTCTCGGTGGTTTTGCCGTCGATTGTTGCGGCGAGTTCTGCCGCTTTGACCTTGCGGATCTCGATGTCGGCAATTTGCTCGATGCGCTCGTCTAGTTTTTCGATTTCTAGTTTGAGGGCTTGGATGTTTGCGAGTTCGATTTCTGTGATGTCACGAGATTCGTCGGCGGCGCGGGTAAGTGTTGAGTCAATGAGGCTCGTCTTTGACGAGCGGTTCTCTTGAAGGTTGGTTAGAAACTGATTCATAGGGTGTCCTTTGATTGTGTTGGGACGGGGTGCCTACTTCGTAACCGGTAGAGGATGCCGCGTTGCGGGGTGCTCGACTCGGTTCGGTGGGGTGCCGGATATTTTGATACTACTCGGCGCGGGAGATGCTGGCGAGTATTTCTTCGGCGATTTGTCTATTCGGTGTTGCGTTCATCATGTCGTCCGTTGAGTCGTCGTCATTTTCCTCGACGTCCTTGATCTCATCTTCGGCGGCGTATAGCGCGGCCATTTGAGCCTCGGCTTGGAGTTGGCCTTTGTGACATCCCATGATCTCTCCGTCGTCGTCTTTGACTACGGCGTATCCGTTGCAAGCCGAGAGTCCGGTGGTGATGGTGTACGGCATTGACTAATCGTTCGGTAGCAGTACGGTGACCGTCTCGGTACCGGTTGCCACGATTGCGTAGAGGGTTTCGTTCTGTGGAACCTTTACGGCAAGATAGCCGTCGTCCTTCTCAAGTAGGAATCCGTTAGATGTTGTCACGGTCGAGCCGCCGAGATAGATGGCGGTGTTGCTGATTGCGTGAACGTAGACCTCGCGGTTGACGTTGTCGGCGGGTACGAGGAGCGTGGCCGTTGTTGTGACTGATGTTTGTGTTGATCTCATCGGCCAAGATCCTTGAGGAGTTGAGCGATTGCGTCAAGGTTCGGGGTGTCTGATTCTTGGCGGACGCCGACAACTTGGGCGGCGTGGCCGTATGCGCCGAAGGTTACGAGAGACACTTCGGCGAGGTGTGCGGCGATTCGTTCAACGACTCCGTCTTTGCGTCGGTTGTCCTTTAGGGGTTGGAAGCCGATGCTCAATTCTGATAGGGCTCCGTCCCGGACTAGTTCCAAGATGTCGTCGGAGCGGTTGCCTTTTGAAACTCTGAACTCTCCATAGAGACCGTTGGTGTCCTCGCGGAGCAAAGTGGCGCGTCCGATTGGTAAGGCTTGGGAGTCGTGGCCGACTAAGAGTTTGACTCGGTGAGCGTTCGGGATGACGCGAGAGAACGCGCCGGCCTTGAACACTTCAACGAGGTTGGCGTTGATGCGTTGCTCGACGTTGTACGGGACACATATTCCGCATATGGTCCGGCCGTCTCCGGTTGTTCTGATTTCTAGGTCTGTTTCGTAGGCGCGGGTTTCGATCATGTCATTTCCTCCATGTCGGTCGGGGTGTTGTATGGCTCTCGGTTTTCGAGGTTTCGGACTTCGTCAATGGTTAGGAATCCGGACTCGAGGGCGACTTTGTGGGCTTGGTATCTGGTGAGGGTGTCGACACGGAGCAGAGAGTCAAATGAGAACTCGGCGGTCTGGCCTCGTGGGATGTAGTCGGTGAATGTGGCCTCGATGCGGGCCGTGAGGGGCGCGAGGGATGTCTTGATGTACTCGATGCCTTGCAGTTCGGTGTTTGTGTACGTCCGAGATGTGTTCGGCGCTCCGATGAAGTTGCCGGGGATTCCGACAATGTTGGCGGAGTCGGCGATGGCTTGGTTGCGGGCTTCGACTAGTTGGGAGTCTGACGCGTTGGCGGTCAATGGTTCGACGGTTGTTGTTGAGTTCATGACGGCGGGACGGCGTGAGCGGCCTGAGTAGTGCTCCATCCATTTCAATTTCAGGAGATCGGCTTCGTCCTCTGTGAGGTCTGGGTTTGCTGATTTGATGACGTAGGACGGCATTGTTCCGCCGTCGAAGTATCTGGCGGCGTATTCCATGACCGCTACGGCGGCCGAGATGCCTTGGCGTTGTGCGGCGATGATTCCGACGCCGGCAACGTCGCCCGGCATAGAGAAGCCTTTGACGTGGAAGATTTCAGAGGCTTGGTAATCGACTTGGTCAATGGTGAACACTTTGTTCCCGTTGATTCTGTGGATCATGACTCTCTCGGGTGAGACCGGATAGATGGATTCGGGGTAGCCCGATGGTCCAAGTTCGCCGAGGATTGCGACATAGTTTCCGTGGAGGATCAGGGCGGCGACCATTGCCGAGATGGTTTCGACTCGGGTTTCGAGTGGGTTCGGACGCTCGAGGAGGCGTGGGGTTGGTTCGATTCTTTGATTGTTGCGGTAGGCGTACAAGGGCAAGACGCCGATCGAGTCCGAGATCATTGTTGTTGCTCGCCAGATGGCCGGGACTGACAATGTCGTTTCGGTGTCTACGGGGACGCCGGCGTAGGTGTCCAGAACGGTCCGGGAGATTCGTCCTTGACTGTCGACGTATGCGCCGCGCTTTTCGCTTTGTTTTGTGAGGAGACGGTTGAGCATGTTAGGACCTTTCGGCGGCGATTCCGAAGATGACAAGCGCGACTCCGGCAAAGCCGAGGCCGAGAGGCAGAGAGACGAGCGTGAGGGCCATGGCGACAATGATAGTCCCTAGACCTTGAAGGATTGTGGGTAGGTGTTTCATTAGTAGATGCGGCTCCTTGAGGTGTCGGTTGGTGTTCGGTTGGTTGCGTGATGATAGGCGATTGTTGCGGCGAAGAGTGGCGTCAAGTCGGCGGCGTCTACGGTGCGGCTCCATAGATAGCCGCTTGACATCTGTTTTCTTTTGGCGGAGGCAATGGCCGCCTCGAGGGACGCGTTCGGTCTGATACGGATCGCGTCGTCAAGTACGGCGTCATAGAAGAGCCCACAAGCGGACGTCATATCTCTAAGGGTGTACCGGGTGACGGGTACGCCGCCGGTCTCGAGACGGTCAACGAGGCTATTAGCCGGGGAGTAGCCGTCGACAACGATTGAGCCTTTGTGTTCTCGCCATAGTTTCAAGATGCGATCTACAACCCAAGAGACGCTCTCGCGATGTTCTATAAGTTCGACGCGCCCGGTTTCGTCGGCGACACAGATCGAAGCCCATGATCTATCCATGGCAACGTCAATTCCGAACGAGAGGCGTCCGGATGGTGCCGTTTTGGCGTCGAGAACCTTGAGGACGTATTTGGCGGGGATTGCGGCGTCGTCGAGGACGGTCCATTGACAGAGGTAGGCGCGTCGGAATTCTCCTTCGGTCATTGTTGCGCGGGCGTGTGCCACAACTTTCTCGTCAATAGTGAATCCCATGGCGGGGATTGTGCGCTTCCATACTTTCGGGTCGTCAATATCTTCGTCGTTATCGGCTGAGAACTCGAAGTAGGCGACGCCGGTCTCAACTCCGGAGTCAACCATCTGGCGACCTTTCTCGACTTTGCGTTTGAGATAGAGCGACGCTTGGGTGCCTGCCGTTGAGATGACGATTAGTTGGGCGTCGCGCTTGGTTGCCATTGCTGGCAGAAGTGAGGCCTCGCGGCGATCATCTTCGTCGGCGAAGGCTTCGTCGATAATGCCGAAGTCAATGACGCGGCCGTGGCCGGCGGCCGGGCTTGATGGCATGACGTCGATACGGGATCCGTTCTTGAAGTGGATGGCTTCGGCTCCGGCTCCGCGATAGACACGCTTGAGACTTGCCGAAAGTTTTGAGTTCTCGATTGCCGGGACTTGATCGTCGATTAGTTTTCGCCGAGCGTCCCAACCGGTTTGAGCGGTATAACCGATGGTCTGTTGGCGTCCCCATAGGAGCGCACGTTGCAACTCGAGCGAGAGACATAGCGTTGTCTTGCCGCATTGGCGCGGGACGAGGACGTTGACTTCTCGGTATGCCGGGACCATGAGACCGGTGTTTTCGTCTAGGACCAACTCGAGAGCAATGTCGGCGATGTCTCTTTGCCATTTCATGAATGGCGTCCCAAGAAGTTCGGCTATCTTGGCAACTTCATTTCCTCGGGTTGGTCGTTTTTTGTTTCTTTTCGTTGCCCATCTCGGCCGTGATGTCGGCGAGGAGTTTGTCGAATGGATCGCCATGTGCTTCGGTTTCCTTCCTGAGTGCTTGTTCTGCCAATCGGTATTCGCGCCAGACGACCGGATTGTCCGGTTCGGCATCGGCCAGAGAGGCAAGGCTCCGGACGATTTGGACTCGAGCGGCGTCTACGCCAGAGATGAGACCGTCGTCGTGGAGTGCTTTGATCGTTGTTTCGGTTGCTTGACGGTTTAGGCCGTCTGTCGACTTTGCCTCGATTGTTGCCGATTCTTCCGTTTTCGTTGATTTTGTTGGGTATTGACGCGGATTTGAGCGTTTTTGCGCCTGTTGTTTTGGAGCCGTCATAACAACACTTGACCAATCGAATATAAATTCATA